GAAAGACTATATAGAGTTTTATCTAATTTTATTACAATCAAATATGAATATCAAGGAGACGAAGAAGAATATAATCCAAGCTGGGCAGAGAGCAGTAGATGAGTTGATTAAAGTCGCTAAAGAACCTATTGTAGATTCAGACGACGATATATCAGCAGATCGACTAAAAAATGCTGCAGCCACTAAAAAACTAGCTATATTTGACGCATTTGAAATACTTAACAGAATCCAAGAAGAAGAAAACTTACTCGAGGGCAAAGCACCTGAAGAGAGAAAGGAAAAAGTCTTTAAAGGATTCGCAGAAGGTAGATCTAAGTAATGTACGAGCAAAGTTTAGTTAAAATAATAGAACCTATAAAAAAAACGACTATAAGTCGTCTTAATAAGGGGAAAAAATGGAAATATGGATACAATAAAGAACACGATATTATCGTTATATCAAAAACTGGGCAAATCGGGGAAATCTATGAAATACAAAATCTTAGAATTGCTTTACCACGCGTGCCCGTGCAAGTATTGCGATTGCCAAAAAATAAGTGGCAAAAACTAGATCAACCAAAAGAATTATCACGTCTTAAAAATATATTTGACTGGAGAGGTTATCCAGAAGAATCAAAAGAACAGTGGTATGATTATATAGACGAAGAGTTTAAACGTAGAGATGAAGGTTTTTGGTTTATGAATAATAGTAAACCAACGTATTTAACAGGTACACACTACATGTATCTTCAATGGAGCAAAATTGATGTCGGTGCTCCAGACTTTAGAGAGGCAAATAGATTGTTTTATATATTCTGGGAGGCTTGTAAAGCTGATAAAAGATGCTACGGTATGTGCTATCTAAAGAACAGACGTTCTGGGTTTTCTTTTATGTCATCAGCCGAAACCGTTAATTTAGCCACTCTTGCAAGTGATAGTAGATATGGTATACTATCTAAAACAGGATCAGATGCTAAGAAGATGTTTACTGATAAAGTAGTTCCAATAAGTATAAACTATCCATTCTTTTTCAAGCCGATACAAGATGGTATGGATCGACCTAAGTCTGAATTAGCATATAGAGTTCCTGCTAGTAAATTTACTAGAAAGAAAATAACAGCTAACGAAAAGTTAGAAGACATACAAGGATTAGATACAACTATTGACTGGAAGAATACTGGAGATAATAGTTATGATGGGGAAAAACTAGCACTATTAGTGCATGATGAAAGCGGCAAATGGGAAAGACCCGATAATATATTAAATAACTGGAGGGTTACAAAAACATGTTTACGATTAGGTAGTAGAATAGTTGGTAAATGTATGATGGGCTCAACTTCAAACGCATTAGATAAAGGTGGAGACAATTTTAAAAAACTATACAACGCATCAGATGTCACTAAGAGAAATAGAAATGGTCAGACGAAGTCTGGTCTCTATTCTTTGTTTATCCCAATGGAATGGAACTATGAGGGATTTATTGACGAGTTCGGAGTTCCAGTATTTAATACACCTGACACAAATGTCCTTGCCCCAGACGGTGAATTAATAGACGTAGGTGTAATAGATAATTGGCAAAACGAGGCTGATGGTTTAAAAGATGATCAAGATGCGTTAAATGAATTTTATCGTCAATTTCCTAGAACAACAGAGCATGCGTTTAGAGATGAGACAAAAAACAGTATATTTAATCTTATAAAACTATACGAACAAATAGATTATAACGAGGAGATGTCTAGAACTCTTGGGATTACAACTGGGAATTTTCAATGGGTTAATGGCTTAAAGGATTCAAAAGTAATTTTTTATCCAGATCAAAAAGGTAGATTTAAATTAAGTTGGGTTCCACCTCAACAATTACAAAATAGAGTGGTACTTAAAAATGGTATAAAGTATCCTGGTAATGAACATATGGGCGCTTTTGGATGTGACTCATATGATATATCCGGGACCGTAGATGGTGAAGGTTCGAAAGGAGCACTTCATGGACTTACTAAGTTCAGCATGGAGGACGCTCCCGCAAACAGCTTCTTTTTAGAATACTTATCAAGACCACCTACGGCTGAAATGTTCTTTGAAGATGTTTTGATGGCTTGTGTGTTTTATGGCATGCCAATACTTGCGGAGAACAACAAACCTAGATTATTATACTATTTAAGAAGAAGAGGTTATAGAGGGTTTAGTATGAATAGACCAGATAAAGTATGGAATAAATTATCTGTTGCAGAAAAAGAAGTGGGAGGCATACCAAACTCAAGTGAAGATATAAAACAAGCTCATGCGGCGGCGATCGAGATGTATATACAGGATCATGTCGGTATGAAGCAAGATGGAACATTTGGTGATTTATACTTTAATCGATTGTTAAATGATTGGAGTAGATTTGATATTACTAAAAGAACAAAGTTTGATGCAACAATAAGTAGTGGTCTAGCTATTATGGCTTGTAATAGACATTTATACGCACCAAACGCTAAAGTTGAAAAACCAAAATTAAATATACATATTTCTAAGTATTCTAACAATGGAAATATGTCTCAAATAATTAAAAAATAAATATGGCGGATTCTATTGCAAAAAGTTATTTTCCTAGTCAGGTTGTTAGTGACGCTGAAAAACTTAGTTACGACTACGGTTTAAAGGTTGCTAAAGCTATAGAACAAGAGTGGTTTAATGAAAATCGTGGTTCTCATAACAAATACAAAGTAAATTATAGTAATTTTCATAATTTAAGATTATACGCTAGAGGTGAACAGTCAATACAAAAATATAAGGATGAGTTATCTATAAATGGTGATTTGTCCTATTTAAATTTAGATTGGAAACCAGTTCCAATTATATCTAAGTTTGTAGATATAGTTGTTAATGGTATAGCTGAAAGAACTTACGATATAAAAGCTTATTCTCAAGATCCATACGGTGTTAGCAAAAGAACCGAATATATGGAGAGTGTACTGAAAGACATGCAAATGAAGCAGTTTAATGACACAGCGATGCAGACAATGAATATAAATCTATATGAAAACGATAAAGACACACTACCGGATTCAGAAGAAGAGCTAGGATTACACATGCAATTAAGTTATAAACAAGCGGTAGAGTTAGCGGAAGAGCAAGCTTTAAATGTTTTGTTTGAAGGTAATAAATATGAATTAACTAAAAAACGTTTTTATTATGATTTAACGGTTTTAGGAATAGGAGCTGTTAAAACTAATTTTAGTACTTCAGAGGGTGTTACTATAGATTATGTTGATCCAGCTAACTTAGTTTATTCACACAGTGACTCTCCGTATTTTGATGATATATATTATGTTGGTGAGGTTAAAACAATACCAGTAAACGAATTAGCTAAACAATTTCCTCACTTAGAACAATCGGACCTTGAAGATATAATGAAAAATAAATCTTCGCATAGAGCTAATTATAATTCTAGTTATTCATACGATAAGGAGGATAATAACACGGTACAAGTTTTATACTTTAATTATAAAACTTACATGAATGAAGTTTATAAAACAAAAACAATAGCAAGCGGTGCTTCTAAAGTTATAACTAAAGATGATCAATTTAATCCACCTACAGAAATGTCAACTGAAGCTGAATTTGGAAAATTAATAAGATCAATAGAAACACTATATGAAGGTGCGTTGATATTGGGTACGGATAAATTGCTGAAATGGGAAATGTCTAAAAACATGATGCGACCTAAAAGTGATTTTACTAAAGTAAAAATGAATTACTCTATAGTAGCACCTAGAATGTACGAGGGTAAAATTGACTCATTGGTAAAACGTATTACAGGTTTTGCTGACATGATACAACTAACACATCTTAAACTTCAGCAAGTAATGGCTCGTATGGTTCCAGATGGTGTTTATCTTGATGCTGACGGTTTAGCTGAAGTTGATTTAGGAAATGGCACTAATTATAATCCACAAGAAGCGTTAAACATGTTCTTCCAAACTGGTTCTGTAATTGGTAGATCGTTTACTCAAGACGGTGATATGAATCCAGGTAAAATACCAATACAAGAAATAACATCTGGAGCTGGCGGACAAAAAATGCAAGCTCTTATAGGTAATTACAATTATTATCTACAAATGATAAGAGATGTGACTGGGTTAAATGAGGCTAGAGACGGTAGCACACCTGATAAATATTCGTTAGTTGGTGTGCAAAAACTAGCGGCTGCAAATAGTAATACAGCTACTAGACATATATTGCAAGCTGGATTATTTTTAACGTCTTCAATTGCTGAATGTTTATCGCTTAGAATATCTGATATTATAGAGTATTCTCCAACAAAAGATGCTTTTATAAACGCTATTGGAGCGCATAACGTTGCAACTTTAGAAGAAATGTCTGAATTACATTTATATGATTTTGGTATATTTATTGAATTAGCTCCTGATGAAGAGGAAAAAGCTATACTTGAGAATAATATTCAAATGGCATTACAACAACAAAGTATAGAAATAGAAGATGCAATTGATTTAAGAGAAATAAAAAATATTAAACTAGCTAATCAACTTTTAAAAATAAGAAGAACTAAAAAAATAGAAAAAGATCAGTTGCTTCAACAACAAAATATGCAGGCACAAGCACAAGCAAACGCTCAAGCTCAACAAGTTGCAGCTCAAGCGGAGGTTCAAAAGAATCAAGCTATAAATGCTGGTAAAGCAGAATTATTACAAATGGAAGCGCAGATTGCCGCACAGAAAATGATGCAAGAAGTCGAGCACAAAAAAGAACTAATGAAACTAGAATTTGTTTTTAACATGCAACTAAAGGGTGTTGAAACAGACGGTGTAAAAAATAGAGAACAACAAAAAGAAGATCGTAAAGACGAGAGAACAAAAATCCAAGCAACTCAACAAAGTCAGATGATAGAACAAAGAAATGCTGGCACACCACCTAAAAACTTTGAGTCCGCAGGTAATGATATATTAGGAGGCGGATTTGATTTAGGGGCGTTTGAGCCTAGGTAAAATTATTAATTATTATTATATTATATTATGGAAGAAAAAAATGAAAACGTAGTTGAAGAAACTACACAGGATAAAGTAGAACAAACCCCTGTAGAGGAAACACCTCAGATTGACGAATCTAAATTTGAAAGCGCTGGAGACGACAGTGTTATAAAAGTAGATTTAAGCAAACCACCAAAACCAGAAGAAAATGAAACTAAAGAAGATAACGCTGACGACAGCGGAGTGGCTCCAGTCCTTGAAGACACCACCCCCATACAAAAACAAGAAGAAGTACAACCGGAAGCTGAAACACAAGAAGAAACAACAGTACTAGAAGAGATTACTGAAGATTCAACTGAAGAAGAAGTTGCTGAAGTTGAAGAAAAAGTTGAAGAAGCTGTCGCTGAAGCGGAGGCTACTGGAAAACCATTACCAGAAAATATTCAAAAGTTAGTTGATTTTATGGATGAAACTGGTGGTGATTTAGGTGACTACGTTAAGCTTAATCAAGATTATAATAGTTTAGACGACGGAGATGTTTTACACGAGTATTACAAGCAAACAAAACCGCATTTAACTAATGAAGAAATAAACTTCTTATTAGAAGATTCTTTTGCATTTGACGAAGAAGAGGATAGTGAAAAAGAAATAAGAAGAAAAAAATTAGCGTTAAAAGAGCAAGTTGCCAACGCTAGAACCCACCTGGACGGGCAAAAGTCCAAATACTATGAAGAAATTAAGGCTGGGTCAAAGTTGACCAACGAACAACAAAAAGCTATTGATTTTTTTAATAGATATAACGAAGAATCTGAAGAAGAGAAAAAAGTATTAGAGGCTAATAAATCTAATTTTTTAAAGAAAACTGATCAAGTTTTTAACAACAAGTTCAAAGGTTTTGAATACAACGTTGGAGATAAAAAATATAGATTTAATGTTAAAGATAAAAATGAAGTAAGAAGCAATCAAGATGACATTGGTAAGTTTATCGGAAAGTTTCTTGATAAAAACAATCAAATGACTGATGCTAAAGGATATCATAAATCTTTATTTACAGCTATGAATGCTGATGCTATAGCTAATCACTTTTACGAACAAGGTAAAGCTGATGCTATAAAAAACAGTATTGCTAAATCTAAAAACGTTGATATGGATCCTAGACAACAACATAAAAATGTTGGTAACGATAAGTTAAAGTTTAGGGTTTTAGGCGATAATTCTTCTGATTTTAAGTTTAAAATTAAAAATAAAAACAAATAACAATTTAAAAATTATTAAAAATGGCAATTTCAAGTGCAACGCCGATTGATGCGGCGCCAAGAAAACAAACGTTGTCTACTAATTATGTAGATTTTACGTCAAGTGCTACTGAAGGATGGGCACAACAATACTTACCAGATCTAATGGAAAAAGAAGCAGAGATATATGGTAAAAGAACAATCGCAGGATTTTTAGCTCAAGTAGGAGCTGAAGAGCCTTCTGCTTCTGATAGAGTAATTTGGTCTGAGCAAGGTAGATTACATTTAGCATACAAAGGAACAATTGCTGGTTCTCCAGCTGGTGATGCTAGTGATAACATTATTACTATTACTAAAGATATTGACGGTAATACAATTGCTTCAGGTGAGCATGGTATTAGAAAGGGTGATATCGTTTTAGTAAGTCAATCTAACGCTACTGTTAGAGGTTATGTTGACGCTACAGATGCTACAACAATTACTGTACACCCTTACAACGAAGCTGATTTAGACGCTGCTGGTTTAGCTGATGATTCAACCGCTGATGCTGTAAGAATATTAGTTGTTGGTTCTGAATTCGCTAAAGGAACTGATGCTAGAGATGCTGCTAACTCACCAAAGTTTAAATCTCACATGAATAAGCATATTATTCTAAAAGATTTTTACGAAGTATCAGGTTCTGATGCTGCACAAATAGGTTGGGTTGAAGTAGCTGGAGAAGCTGGTCAATCAGGTTACTTATGGTATTTAAAAGCTGAAGGTGATACTAGAGCTCGTTTTGCTGACTATTTAGAAATGTCTATGTTAGAAGGTGAATTAACAGTTGCTAACTCTGTTGTTGATCTTCAAACTGGTACTGATACTGGTGCAGATGGTTCTGGTACACAAGGTTTATTTGATGCTATCGTAAAAAGAGGTCATCAAACTACTGGTGTAACTGGTGTAAATGCTGCTACTGATTTAGCTGAGTTTGACGCTATATTAGCTGTATTTGATCAAAATGGTGCTATTGAAGAAAACATGATGTTTGTAAATAGAGGTACTTCTCTTGCGATGGATGACATGTTAGCTTCTATGAATTCTTACGGAGCTGGAGGTACTTCTTACGGAGTATTTGATAACTCTGAAGATATGGCATTAAATTTAGGTTTCTCTGGATTCCGTAGAGGTTCTTATGACTTTTACAAGTCTGACTTTAAATATCTAAACGATAAAGGTACTAGAGGTGCTTTAAATGACACTGTTAATGCAATTAGAGGTGTTGTTATACCTGCTGGTGTATCTTCTGTTTACGATGAAATGTTAGGACAAAACATGAAACGTCCTTTCTTACACGTTAGATATAGAGCTTCTCAAACTGAAGACAGAAAGATGAAAACTTGGGTTACTGGTTCTGTTGGTGCAATGACTTCTGGAAAAGATGTTATGGAAGTTCACTACTTATCAGAAAGATGTTTAGTTACTCAAGGTGCTAACAACTTTATGTTGATGAACTAAGACAATTTTTAAAAGACCGGGGCTTCGGCCTCGGCCTTTTATTTTTATTAATTTTATTATATATTATATTATGGCAAAAAAACAAACAAAAGTCTCACCACAGGTAGATCCTGGAGATGAGCATGTAGAACAAGTGGTAGTTAAAACTCCACCGGTTGTAGAACAACCAAAAGAAACAAAATCTAAAAACCCAGAAGATAAATGGGAAATAAAAAATAGATTATACTATTTAACAAAAAACAGAGCTCCTTTAACTTATTTAATAAGAGGTAGTAATATATTTTGGTTTGACGAAGAAAAAGGTTATGAAAGAGAGCTAAAATATACTTCAAATCAAAGAACTTGCTTTGTAGATGAAATGAAAGGTGAACAAAGATTAGAACATATTATTTTTGAAAAAGGACATTTATTTGTGCCTAAAGAAAAAACAGTATTACAAAAAATGTTATCTTTATACCACCCACACAAAGATATTTTATTTGAAGAATCTAAACCAGCTAAAAAAGCAGCTAGTGAAATAGATATTATTACAATGGAGATTAATGCTTTAAATGCTGCGCAAGCCTTAGATATTAACATGGCTGAGGCTATAATGCGTGTTGAGGTTGGATCTAGAGTATCAGAGATGAGTTCTAGCGAACTTAAACGTGATTTACTTATATTTTCTAAGAGAAATCCTAAATTATTCTTAGAACTAGTAAATGATGATAATGTTCAACTTAGAAACTTTGGTATAAAAGCAACTGAAATGGGAATAATAAAACTATCAGGAGATCAAAGAAATTTTATGTGGGGTTCTAATGATAGAAAGTTGATGAATATTCCGTTTGATGAGCATCCATATTCAGCTTTAGCCGCTTGGTTTAAAACTGACGAGGGTATGGAAGTATATCAAAATATAGAAAAAAGATTGAATCAATAATAATAATGGTTACCCTTCGGGGTAACCTTTATAAAACTTTTAGTTATGAGTAGAAACTTAAAAAATTATAGTCAACCCTCAAGAGGTTTAGGTGATTCGATAGCAAAATTTACAAAAGCAACTGGAATAAGCACACTTGCTGGGATAGCAACTAGAGCTGTGGGTAAAAAAGATTGTGGATGTAAAAAAAGACAAGAAGCTTTAAACAAAGCATTTCCTTATAAAAAATAATTAATATGATAAATGTAGATACAGTATATCAAAGGGTTTTAGCTATAGCTAATAAAGAACAAAGAGGTTATATAACACCTATAGAGTTTAATCTAATGGCTAATCAAGCTCAGATGGCTATATTTGAACAGTATTTTTACGATAGAAGTCAAACAGCTAGAGCACCAGGTAATGACCTTGGACATGCTGATGTGGATTCTATTTTAGATGAAAAAATATCATATTTTAATAGACTAGGTGTACTAGTAACTAGTGGTACACAATTACCAGTAACAACTTACTTAATAACCTCAGTAAATCTAGTTAGATTAAATCCCCAAAGAATCGCTTACGAAGCGGAAAGAGTTACTCCTAAAGAGTTAAACACTATAAGAGCTTCACGTATATTACATCCAAGCGAAAAAAGACCTATTTATATTTTAAGACCAAACAATCAAATAGCTCTGTATGGTGATGGTGGTAATCAAGTAACCCCACCTGCCCAAAGCACAACGGTTGAAGTAAGAGCAAATACTTTACGTTTACCTATAAAAGTTGAATGGGGCTATAATGTTGTAGCTGAAAAAGCCTTATACAACGCTGCTAGAGCTACAAATTTTGAGTTACATCCAAGTGAAGAAACTAATCTTGTTAATAAAATATTAGAGCTAGCTGGTGTAATCTTAAACAAACCTGGTTTAGTTCAAATAGCTGATCAAGAAGATATAAAAAGAATCCAACAACAAAAAATGTAAATAAATGGCATTATTACAACATCAATATAATCAAGCTGAATACTATCAAGGAACCTACAGTTTTACTGGTGATGGTACTACAGATAAGTTTACAATAACAAAAACAAGGTCGGCTGTAAGAAGTTCAGCGGTTAACCCTCAACTCGTTTTAGGCTTTGGGTATGCTAAAGTTTATGTTGATAATGTTCTTTTACCTGAATCCTATTTATCAACAGGTAACGTTACTGTAGATAATTTTAAAATAAAATGGGATAACACTACGTCACCAACAACTGATGGTTGGTATATAGAGTTCGAACCAGATAGTATACCAAGCACTAATTTTACTATTGTTTTTAATGACGGAGACCCAGACAAACAGTGGGGAGGTTATCAATTTATGCCTTTAGATGAGGTTATAAATAATTTCATGATTGTATATGTTGGTGAAGATAAAATAGTGAGTAAAGCTAGTAGAACAGATGTTGCTTTTCATGCTCAACGAGCTTTAGCGGAATTATCGTTTGATACTTTTAAGTCATGTAAATCTCAAGAGATTGAAATACCTGCTAATCTAACAATGATACTTCCACATGATTATGTGAATTACGTAAAGTTATCATGGAAAGATTCTTCTGGTATAGAACGTATTATATATCCAACGCGTAATACTTCAAATCCAAAATCTATAAAACAAGAAGCAGATGGAACTTATAGTCATGATTATAATAGTGATGGAGTTTCTGACAGTGATAACCTAATATACAATGAAAATTCTGATACTTGGAATAGTTATAAATCTACAACTCCATCTGAAAATAATACTGATGATTATGAAGATGATGAATTTTGGCCAAATTTAGGTGGTAGACATGGGTTAGATCCTGAAAATGCTCAAATAAATGGTTCTTACTATATAGATTGCACAAGAGGAAAAATTCATTTTAGCTCTAATTTATCAGGAAAAACTGTGATCTTAAAGTATATCAGCGATAGCTTAGGAACAGACGAAGAAATGCAAGTTCATAAGTTTGCTGAAGAAGCATTGTATAAATGGATTATGTACGGTGTGTTATCTACGAGAACTAACATTCCAGAATACGTAGTTCAAAGATATAAAAAAGAAAAATTTGCTGAAACAAGGAAAGCAAAATTAAGATTATCTAATATTAAATTAGAAGAAATTACTCAAGTATTAAGAGGTAAGTCAAAACAAATTAAACATTAATATAATATGCCGAATCTGAATCATAGATTTTCATCGGGTCGAATGAATAAAGATCTTGATGAGAGACTAGTACCTAATGGTGAATATAGAGATGCACTTAACGTAGAAGTTACTACATCGGAAGGATCTGATATGGGTACTGTACAGACGGTAATGGGTAATTTAAATAAATCCCTAGAAACAATTGATCCAGCTGGTACTGGTGATTTTCACTGCGTGGGTAGTGTTGTTAGTGAAACACATGACAAAATATATTGGTTACTATCAGGTGTTAGATCTGATGTAATAGCAGAATATGATTATAAAACGCAAGTTGCAACACCTGTTGTTGTTGATCTATTCCAACCAGGTACTTTTCCAGGGAATGAAAGCGATAGAGTTTTAAATTTTGACAAAGCTTTTAATATAACTGGAATTAACATTATAGAAGATATGTTGTTTTGGACTGATAATTTTTCAGAGCCAAAAAGAGTACATATTGATAGATGTAAAATGGGTACTTCAGATTTCTTTACACAAACACAACTTTTCGTAAGAGATATTTCAACTAACAACGCTAGTATAGATTATTTTGCTAAAGGTCCTCTTAAACACGAACATATAACTGTTATCAAAAAGAGTCCACCAGCTCCTCCAGTTTTAGAATTACGTAATAAAACCAGAACAGAGCAAAGTGGAGCAACTAACAATTGGTTAGCTAATAGCTTTGTTACAATATCTGGTAGCATCGATACATCAACTAATGATTCTCCAGAAAATCCTTGGGTTGATTCAGATGGTGATTTTCTATCAAATGACATACAAGTAACTTTTAATTCCGTTCAACTTTTAGGTTTACCTGATTTTGTAGCTGGAGATACTATACTTATGTATGCTGGCGTTGATTCTCCAGAAGATGAGAATGTTTATGTTAGAGCACAAATAATAAGTTTAGATGTAGATTATGCAACTAATGGATCTTGTTTAATACGTGTTTTATCTGGTAGTGCGGGTATATATTCACCTACTTATAGCTGGTATGTAGAACTAGAACAAGGAGAACCATTGTTTCAATTTAAGTTTCCTAGATTTGCTTTAAGATATAAATATGAAGACGGGGAATATTCTTCTTTCTCTCCTTTCTCTCAAGTAGCATTTTTACCCCAAGAGTTTAATTATTTTCCAAAGGAAGGTTATAACTTAGGTATGGTAAATAATCTTAGATTTTTAGCGATAAAGGATTTTGTACATGGTAGACAAATACCTGATGATGTTATATCTATAGATATACTATATAAAGAATCTAATTCTCCAAACATATATACAGTAAAAACTATAAGACGTATAGAGAATGATTGGTTACCAGGTTTTGAACCTTGGTCCTCTAACATAATGAGTCAAGACGATGTTGTAGCTAATTGGAATGAATGGAATGCTATGGGTCCTAAAAATAGCCCAATAGGTGAGTTTGGAGCAAATGGAATATCTAGTGATCAAATGACTAGAGGTTGGACTAGAATTAGCTCTGAAATGATTCACGCTGTATTACCAGCTAATCAATTATTACGACCTTGGGATAATGTACCAAGAGTTGCTTTAGCACAAGAGGTTGTAGGTAATAGATTAGTTTACGGTAACTACTTGCAAAATTATAACATGTTTAATAGATTTGCATCTACAACAGAAGCTTTAAAATATTATTCTGAATTTAACAACGGTGAACTAGATCCTCAATCACAAATAGCGGTTGATATAAAGCTAAGCGTTGACAGTCAAAAGGTTGGTGAAAATTTACCGGAACAATCAGACCCATTTGCCACTCAAAGAAATCTTTTTGGTCCAGCTAAATCAATAAAAACTTTACGAACATATCAACTAGGTGTTGTTTACATTGATGAATTTGGTAGAGAAACACCTGTGTTTTCTAATAGCACAACCGATAAGTCTTCTTTATATGTAGAAAAAAACATAGCTAATAAAAAGAATAAACTACAAGCCCAATTATTTAACACACATCCAGAGTGGGCAAAATCCTATAAATTTTTTATAAAAGAAACATCTAATGAGTATTATAATCTTGCAATGGATCGTTGGTACGATGCTGAAGATGGTAATGTTTGGATTAGTTTTCCTTCTGCTGAAAGAAATAAAGTGGATGAGGAAACATTTTTAATACTTAAAAAAGAACATAATAGCGATGAGTTTGTTGAGACTAAAGCTAGATATAAAATTATCGCTATAGAAAATCAAGCGCCTTTATTTGTAAAAACAACTAGAGTTCCGCAGCCAACTTTTAATGACTCGGCTGCTGCGTCTCCATTTGATATAGGATCTCTTGCTTCTGGTTTTCCAAAAGTAGACGAATCTTCTGTTGAGTTAAGTGATTTGCAAGTTCAATCCGTTGGTTGGACTGAGGTTTTGGGTTTACCCCTTCCAGCAACATTAACTGGCGCCACATCATCACCAAGACAACCTGCTCGTGAATTTGATATTAGATTTAGAGGAAGTGGAAACGTTGCTAGTGCTTGGTATAAATTAAAATCAATACAACACAACGGCGCTAGTGATTATAGATTTACTATAAATGGAAGTTTTGGTTCGGATGTAAATGTATTATCTCCAGATGGAACTGCTACTACCTATACTGGTGGAGGTTTAGTTGAATTAAGAAGGAGAGTCGTAGAAAATAAACCAGAGTTTGATGGTAGGTTTTTTGTTAAAATAAAAAGAGATCCTCAGTTAGAGAAAACAATAATAAAACCAGCTAGTGCTTCTACAAACTGGCAAGTAAACGTAGGGCAACAAGTACAGTATATAAACCCAAGTAGTGTTTGGGGAATCAATAATTCTACTGGTGGATGGTATGGCGAGTGGAATGGTCATGGGTCAAGTTCTTATCAAAAAATATCTTACCATGCAAATGAAAAACCTATTGCTTATGAGGTGACTGGAACTAAAAGTACAAGCCACGAGGGAGGCGTCGATGCCGCTAAAGGACAAAAATATTGGGATTTTGCTGGTGATACAAGTAATGCTTCTTCTGAATCTTCTGGTTGGTTTATTGATAGAGTAGAAGGTTTTAGAAGATTTAAAACATCACAACACCTTTATAATGTCAAAAACACTGATCCTTGGGTAACAAACGATGAGCACGATTATGCTGAATTTAATGGGGTTAAATGGCATAATAGATACAAGTATTACAACTGGAATCACAAACCCCCATACGCAAATAATTATACGTTCAACGCTAAGAATGATTTTAACATGCCGCAAGTAATGGGTACTGCCACTGGTCATCTTGCACATACTAAAGATTATTTAGGTTTAGGTAATTTTAATAATGATGGTGTTTTAGGACCATCGTTTAATCCACCGGGGGGAGGTGTTGGAGATTTTAATCCTACACTTGCTGGTATACCTGATATACGTAAAACTATATTAAGAAGTGGTTGGAACGGGTTTTTAACTGGCGGTGGCGTTGGTGGTGCTGAAGTAAAAGCTAGTGATGGAGGCCAAATACTACCATCGTTAGGTATTGATGGACATCCTTTAGCTGGTGGTGCTAGTAATTTGGAAGTTGGAGCTATACAAAATATTAATTTTGGTTATCAAGGATCAAATATTATAACATTATCTTATTCTGGCATTGGTATAGATGATGAAGATGGTTATCGTGATGCACCTGGTACTGGCGGTTCAGTTGCAGATTTGAGATTACACTTTGATCTCGTGGCATCTTCAGCGGTAGCTAAACATACGCAAGATACTTTATTTATCAATACATTAACTACACCAGGAGCTGTTTGGCGTTGGGCTGAAGATCCAGGTGGTGTTTTATATGAAACCGTTAATGTTGACGTTGCTGAACTTTCAGCGTGGGGAATTACTCAAGAAGAATGGAATAGAAATAGAATCGACGCTTTAGATGGTAAGCCAGGGGTTGGATTATATAATTATTGTTTAATGTCTGACTGGTGTGATTCGCACGGATACACTGAGTCTGGTACTCAAAATTACAAGAGAGGTGCGTTTGTTTCTGCTGGAATTAACAGCCACGATGAAGAGGCTAACTTTACGAATGGTAGTGGGCCTCTTGGTTTATATAATTATTGGCAATTTCCCGGGGAACATTATGGAGCTCCTGCTGGGCAATTTAATATGACCACATTGGACGAGAGCCCTAGCATTAATACTTATTTAGAAAGTACTAATAACGCTGGTGGATGGTATCATAATTATCTCGGGACGGGTGGCGCGCCAAACGCTCATGGATATTTTCCAATGTATGTTAAGGATTGGTGGAAAGCTAGAAATAGAAGAAGAAGATATATGTTTGTTGCTAAAACATATGATCCAGATGGAACTGGACAATTAAGTTTAGGAGAAACAGGCCCGCATCATTATTTACCTACTAACGATCCTAGTTTGACGCCACATTTTGATGCAGCTGGTATTGTTGCTGGACAATCTGGTAGTACAATTACGACTGTACCAAATACGCCAGCTCCAGGTATAAGACCTGATGGTGTATATTCTGGGTATATACTTGGCGGTAATACTGTTGCTGTAGGTCCAAAAAAGACAGGTGGAACAATACCTGGTAGTGTAACTTGGCAGATTTTATCACCATATATAGAGATAGATGGAGAAAAATATTCTAGTACAAATCCAGCAATATGGGAAACAGAACCTAAAGAAAACGTTGATTTAGATATATATCATGAGGTAGGGCAAATATATCCTATAGAACTTAATCAAGAAACTGGAGAGCAATTTGTAGGACCTATACACCCAAGAACACTAGCATACTTAAATTCTACTATAACTTGTTGGAGACCACCAACTGGACCCAACGTGCAATTAAGTACAAATAATACTCTTGTTGGTATATTTGAAGGAGCTCAAGATGTAAGGGTTGAGTCTTTAGAAGATAATGTATTAAAAATATGTGATGTTAATGGTAACTCGCTAAACACTTCCGCGACAAACCCTTTCTTTCCACAAATAGGTGATATATTAACCTTTCATAGATCTAACGGTGGTTCTACATCGACTGCTATCCTAGATATTACAGAATCATCTGGTGAAATTGTTTTAGATAGAAATGTACATAATTATAAAGTAACACTTCCTTGGCACAACTGTTACTCTTTTGGAAATGGTGTTGAGTCAGATAGAATAAGAGACGATTTTAATCAGGTTACAATAGATAACGGTCCTAAAGCGTCAGCTACATTAGAAGAGCCGTATGAAGAAGAAAGAAGAGGTAGCGGTTTTATTTGGTCTGGTATATATAATTCAATGTCTGGAGTAAATGATTTAAATCAATTTATACAAGCAGAAAAAATTACAAAGGATTTAAATCCTAGTTATGGTAGTATACAAAAACTACACACAAGAAATACTAATCTTTTAACGTTCTGTGAAGACAAAGTATTTAAAGTATTAGCTAATAAAGATGCTTTATATAACGCTGATGGAAACTCAAATCTTACAGCTACAAATCTAGTATTAGGGGCTACAACTCCATTTGTTGGTGAATTTGGTATATCTAAAAATCCAGAATCATTTGCAACAGAATCTTATAGAGCTTATTTTACAGACAAAACAAGAGGTAAAGTTTTAAGATTATCACAAGATGGTATAACAACTATATCAGAAGCTGGTATGAGTGATTATTTTGCAGATAATTTAAAACATGCAAATAGATTAATTGGTAGTTTTGACGAAAAGAAAGGAGAATATAATCTAACGCTAGACCATACGGACTATCCTAAACCAGAACCACCTACAATAATAGATAATTTTTGGGCAGAGATAGAAGGTGAACACTGCATGTGTGGTGGAAACTACTATAGACCAACAGGTAATATAGTAACATCAACCTCAAACATTGTTGTTCCGGGTATGATAATACAAGGTCCTGGTTTAGCTGTTAATACTGTTGTTAGTGGTGTTACCGTTAACTTTAGTCAATTAATAATAGCTGTTAATCCTCCACCTCAATTTGCAGATGTAACACCATTATTAGGTCCAAGTGATGCTGGGTCTTATGGCGGTTGGTCTACTCAAGTAGCTGTTGGCTATCCAAGTACAACATCATCAACTTATACAAATACAAGTGGAAACGAAGATACAACTATAAGTTTTTCTGAAAGAGCCAAGGGTTGGTCTAGTTTTAAATCATTTATACAAGAAGGTGGTGTTAGTTTAAACAATACATATTATACATTTAAAGAAGGTCATTTACATGAACATCACGTAGAGTCTGAGCCGAGAAATACTTTTTATGGTGATCATACAGAATCTAGCGTTCAAGTTTTATTTAATGAATCTCCAGAATTAGTTAAAAGCTTTAATGGTTTAAATTATGAAGGAACACAATCAAGAATAACACCGGATATTAATTTTTCTGGTGAATACTGGGATAATGAATTACATCGTGGTTGGTATGTTAGCGAGATGTATACTAATCTACAAGAAGGAGATGTACATGAATTTAAAAATAAAGAAGGTAAATGGTTTTCTCAAGTTAAGGGAGTAACAACTGAATGGTTAGATGATGGTACAGGTGGTAATATAGATCCTAGAGAATTTTCATATCAAGGTATAGATGATGCTAGCGCTATTACAATTACCTCGGGTGGATACACGTCTTGGGATTGTATACAACATGTATCATACGATCAACCTGACTCAGCATGTACTACAGATTTAGCCAAAAGTCTAGATGGTAATTTATATGTACACTATGATTTAGCCGCGGCAACTGCTGCTGGTGATCCTAGTTTGCAAAACCCAAGTTGGGTAAATTATTATATGCAAAACGCTATTGGTACAGGTTATATGAATTATTTCATAATGGGAGGTGTTGGGTTTGGTTCAAGTGAATTTTATACTGACCATAGTTCTTATATTAGCATGGCAACACCAACGGTACAAAATCCTTGTTACGTTAATGGAGTGGATAATTCACAAGGTCATTACATGAAAAACGACGGATGGTCTAACACTAGTGGTAATGCGCCTTGGATCAACGCGCAGTTGCAATATATACATAGTATTTCTCAAGGTTTAAATTTATATCATTCAAACGGAATGGATATTTATCAAGCAATGGATAATAAATTATTAGTTTGGGAATTAGAATATGATGCAAATGGTAATTCTATTTTTCCTGCTAATGTAGAAAGTCTTAAGGATATAGCTATAGCTAATAATACTCCTTATGCGGACGGTCCTGAACCTTGTATTTGTTCGCCTTCTACATCTGGCGGTACTTCTCACGACTGTGTTGAAATACAAGGTAATTATGGTACATACGCTACGGAATCTATGTGTCTTGGTGATCCTAACAGTGCTTGTGGAACCCCAGCAGAATCTTGGGAATGTGTTGATAACGGTGTCAATGCTCAATGTATAGATCCTGGAGATGGATCTGGATCGTATGTTACTTATTGTGAGTGTGTAGAACAAGGTCAATGTTGCGATGAAGGAGAAGCTTACATGTATGATTGTCAAAATGTTACTCAACCAGGCATGATTGTTTATGGTTGTATGGATGATGGTAATACAACTGATTCTTTTATAACAAGAGACAGACCTTCTGGATGGTCTGGCCCT